TGTTGCAAAGTTGTATTAGTAGAAGGATTGCTACCATCTCTATGTATTGTTATTATAGAAGTAGCATTGTTTTTAGTTACTTGTAAAGGTTGTGTTGGTGAGTTAGTTCCTATTCCGACATTACCTGTGCTTGTTTTTATTCGCATTCTTTCAGCACCACCTGTATAAAATATATGGTCTGTTACATTAGCACTTGCACCATACAATACAGCACCACCTGCATAACTATCTATTGGTCCTATATAGGTATTATTACTTCCATTAATACCAAACATTCTTGTAGCAGTTCCTGAAGCATCTTTAGAGTATAAATAAGTAGCGTTTGTGTCTAACTTAATATTTTGATTAAAGGTAACATCTCCAGCTGATGAAACTATAACTCTATCTGTGTTAGATGTTTTTAGTTTTACATTTCCTGCATCTTGTGCATTAATTTCTATTTGCCCTGTTCCTCTATGTAATATTTGCGTAGTTCCATTTGCACCACCACTACTTCTAATAAATCTTGCACCATAATCTGTATAAGTGCTATCTCCTATTAAATCTACATAAGAGGCTACATTTTGAGTTGCACCTAAACCTATTTCAATTCTTCTATTAGCTGTTGTTGTTAAAAGATTTAATGCAGAGCCATCAAAAGTAAGTCCTGATTCTGCGTTCATAGCGTCTGTGCCAGTAGCAGTAAGTATTCTGTTATTGCTACCATTAGCCATAAAGTCTGATACATCTACTGATATATGGTCTGTTGATACATCAATACCAGTACCTGCTCCAACATGAATATTTCTACTAGCTGCTATAGTTCCACCACCAGTTAATCCAGAACCTGCATAAATTGTTACTGCGGTATGGTCTATATGTTCATTTGCAACAAAACCAGAAAGGTTGTCGTGAACAATCTGACCATCATTTGTACTTACTGTAGTGCTTGATATATCTATACCAGTTCCTGCTGTGTCAAGTGTTGCGTCTAACTGCGTTTGAATATTGGAAGTTACTCCATCTAAGTAGTCAAATTCAGTATTAGTTACACCTGTTGCGTGTAAGGTATCTAAATAATTTAATTCTGTAACACTTCCTGTATATCCGTCTAATACATTTAGTTCAGCTTTGGTAGAAGTAATACCTAAGTTTGTGATTGCATTGGCTTGTTGTGTGCCAGTTAATCCTTGTGAAGCTGTATCTACTCTTAATCTATTTCCTAATGAAGTAGAAATAGTTGTAGAGAAATTAGCGTCATCGCCTAATGCTGCTGCTAATTCATTTAAAGTATCTAATGTGCTTGGTGCTGAATCTACAAGACTTGCTACTTCTACACCTATCTTATCATTAACTGCTGCAGAAGTCATTAAAGAAGTGTCGTTATCTGCAAAGGATTCACTTCCTGTTTGGATAGTTGAAATAGTTACACTATCTATAACTGGGCTTGTTAAAGTTTTGTTTGTTAATGTTTGAGTTGCTGTTAATTGTACAATATTACTATTAGTAATAGATGTAATTTTGGTAGCATTACCTACAGTTAGGTTTGCAGCCGTACCTGTTACATTAGTCATCACACCACTTGCTGGTGTTCCTAATGCTGGTGTAGTTAAAGTAGGTGCTGTTAAAGTTTTATTAGTAAGAGTTTGTGTTCCTGTAAGAGTAGTAACAGTAGAGTCTATAGCAATATCATTTGCATTAGCAGTAATACCTGTTCCACCAATCACATTTAAAGTTACTTCTCCTACAAAGCCACCACCTGTTAATCCAGCTCCAGCTATAACCTCTCTAATAACACCTGTTTCATCTGTTTCTCTTGAAAGCTTTGGTATAGCTTCAATAAATTCTTGTTGGTAAACAACACCATTTCTTTTTTCTTGTTTTATTAATTTACCGTCTTCAAGAAATGATACTGGCTCTCCATCTTTTAATGTGTTTTTAGATGGTCTTTGTCTAAAGAAAGAGTCAGGATTAGTGACTTTATGATTACCTGATTTAGGCATTATGAAGGTCTCTTATTAGTTGGTCTATAATCTATATTTATATCATTAATTTCTATTTTAGCACCAGAAGTTCCACCACCATCAGAAGAAATTAACTCAAAAGCCATAGATTCACAATTTCTATCTCCACTTGCTATAGTAAATTCTAATACTTTATAGTTTGCAGAATTAATTTGTTGAGCTGCTAAAGAACCAGTATGAGTAGAAGATTTTCCATCGTTATAATATTTTAAAGCTAAGTCTGTATCTTCTCCATTGTCTCTACAAGTAATAAACACCCTTTTTACTTTTTTTACAAACCCTGGGTTACCAAAATCTAAATCTTTTGTCTTTACTGTTATTGTATTTGTACCTAGGTCTAATAGCTCATATTTCTTTACGGTAACATCTTCACCAGTACTGTCAGCGTGAGCATTTTCTGTAAACTCATAAGCATATATACCATCAGATGTTTCTACAAAGTTTGATTGAACTGTTGCTCCTCTATTTAATATACTCCAAGCTTTTTTTGCAAAATCATATACATATATATTTTTTGCACTTGTAGAAAATAGATTTAACGAAACATATAATTGTTTATACTTTTGATTGTATGCAATAGATGCATTATTAAAAATAACTCCTGCTGAACCATCAGATGAAGCTACTCCAGTTGCAATGGCTGTTATCCATTCTGCGTCAGATAGATTTTCTGTAATCTCTCTTGGAGAAGATTGACCGTCAAATAAAAATATCCCATCTGTATTTGCCCAACAAATACCATAAGGTGTTTTGCATACTACTTCTTTTTTATCGCATCCATGACCGTCATATTCTGCTTCTAAGTACCATCCAGCGTCAGAGGTAGATGATATATTAATTACATATATTTTTGATTTTTTAAACGCTATAATTCTATTACCAAACGATTCTATTGCTCTAAATGAGTCTCCATCGTTTATTCCTATATCTAGATAATAAGAATCAGGAAATGTATTAAATCTATTTACTGGACTATAGTATATTCTATCATCAAATACTTTACTTTCTTTTGCAACATTACAGGTCCAAGCTCTTCTTTGAGCTATGCATGCATCAATATATCCATCTATATCTATACTTTTTTCTGTGTGAGAAAATCCATTAATACTGTCGTATGTATCTAAAGAAGGAGATTGTATTTCTATTCCAGTAATTTCTTTTGTTCCAGAGCTTTTATATGTTCCAGAACCTCCCCACGCAGTAAAGTCATCAAATAAATTTGTTCTTAAACCTCTTTCATAATCAGCATCTAAAAATAAATTCCATCTTTCATTCTTGTCTTTTCTTCTAATATAAATTCTAAAACCTTTTTCTTTTTCTCTAAATGCATTTGCAACGTTGATTTTTACTCCAACTGCTGTAAAAAAGTGACCAGCTGATAAACTTGCTGCACTAGGTGCACTTGACCAAATATGTGGTAGCGTTTCATCGTCTGTTAAATCTACGTAAGTGTAAGACCATTCATAAGCTCCTGCTTCCCATGCACCACCACCAGAACTACTTTCTATATCATAAATCATTTCAAATTCACCATCTACATTTAATGTTGCTGAGAAAGAATCAGCATCTGCAATATTAGCATTAGCGTCTGCAGTTGTTCCTAAAGTTGCTGCACCACTTAACCATTTTAAAGTAGACACTCCAAATCTATTAGTATCTAAAAATCTTAAAGACTGTCTTGCAGCATAAGATATGTCAAAAGCATTTGTATGACTTTCATCTGCTACATATAATACTCCATCAACATAGTAGTATATAGGTTTATGAATTCCTGAAATTTTATTGTTTACAGTTCTTGTAAAATTTCCAGTAGTACCAAAACTTCTTGTTAAATATGTTATTTCAGGTGCTGTAGATATAGTTTCATGCAATGTTATTACCTCTTTAGGTGAACCTTGCCATGCTCCTCTAGCACCACTTGTTGCGTTTAAATCATACTGTGTATTAAAATGAAAAGCTGTATTTACAAAATTCCTTACTTCTATATCATCTATTGCACCAGTAGCACCTACACTTGCTGATTTTGCTGTTGCACTAGAAGAAGAATATATTATTCCAGGAGTAGAAAATACAGCGTTAGATGTAGATTGAACTTGATTAGGTGCAATATCTCTTGGAGAAGACTTAGTATTCAGCCCTCCACTAAAGTCATTGAGCTGTAGTGATTGCCTTGGCATTATGCAGACCTTTTAACTTTTTCAAAGCTACGCATTCCCCCAAGACCTAATAATCCCATCAAAACAGTCATTAAAGTGCTCATGTCAAATTCTGGAAGTACTAACGTATATCCTGCTGCAGTTAACCCAAATGCTAACATAGGCTGTAACACAAAATGATAACCTAATGCAAATGAACAAATCCATCCCACACTTGGTCTCCAGCCACTCTTAAAGAAACTAGTAGAACCAGCTTCTATTTTATTAACCTCTATTTGTGCTTTGTTAATTTCCATAATTAACTGAGCTTTTTCTTCTTTGTCTAAAGTAAACTTGTCTACATGACCAGCTACTTTATCAATTATATTGCCTATCATATTTAACTTAGGCATATTCCACATCCACAATCACAATACATATTATCTCCTTTATCTACACTTCCATCTTCTTCGTGCTTGTCTAATCCTTGAATTAGGATTATTTCTAGTCTTTGCAGAACTTCTTTTTAATTGTCCTGCAGACCTTGCACAATAAGATTTTCTTCTTTTAGCTGCCTTGCTACCTTTTTTAACTTTACCAGTAACAGCAGTTTTTAATTTACTACCTGGATTTGCTTTTCTATAAGCTCTAACTCCTTTAGCAGTCATTCCTGCACCAGACTTAGTTTTTCTATAATTAGCGTTCTTACCTTTAGTAGTTTTACGTATGGCTTTTTTTCTTTTTCTTGCCATTATTATTTTTTTACAATTTTTTTAGTTTTACCGTTTTCAGTTCGTGCAAATATATATTTTTTAGTTTCTCTTATAAAAGTACCATAGTATCTTTTACCTCCCCACTTCCAACTTACTCTTTTAGCCATTAGTATATCAACCAGTTAAGTCCAACTTTAGATTCATAAGATTGAACATCATACATTGACAAAAATCTACCTTCTAAAAACACTCCAAACTTTTTAGTTAACTTCCAACCATAAACTAAACCTAAATCATAGTCCATACCATTGTCTACTACATCATAGTTAAATGAATAGTCAGACATACCTTTAGTTACTGGGTAAGCTGTAACCCACATATGCAACCAGTTTTTAGGTGTGTACTTGTAATAGTCTGCACCTACTGATAAACTTAATTCGTTTTGATACCCTAAGTCTTTTGCATATTCTTCATTATATTGTTTAACAAGCTCTCCATATACCTGTTTATAGAATTGGTCATCTGTGTTTGCTACAAGATTACCTTCTGCATCATACCATTTAAAATCAAAGTAGCTATATCCATATTGTGTAAACTGTTCTGTAAACTCATCTGAGTAGCCGTAAAAATATGCAAAATCCCAAAAGGGTGTAAAGTTATCTGTGTCAATACCTTGTTCAGCCCACCATAAATCAATAGGTCTAAAATCTAAATATGCTGGATGCATTCTACCAGCTACACCTAACGATAGTGCAAGATTACCTATATCTTTTTTGTAACGCATATCTAAAGCTGCAAACTCTACGTCTTCTAATCCCCTGGAATCGTAATTGGCTTTTACCAAAAAACTTTTTCCCATATAACGTAACATATATTGTTCGTTTACAAACTCTTCTTCAAACTCTTTGTGGTCAGAGTATTGTATTACATACTCCCAGCCAGTAGGTACATTACCAATAGCAACACTTTCATTAATAGGTGCTTCATCTCCTGTGTACCACACTTCAGGTTTGTTTTCATATCCAAACCTTGCTAACTTTCTAATACCAAACGTCATAATGCTATGGTCGTCTAGTTCTTCTTGTAACTCTTGTAATTGCCCACCAGACACTTGATATTGTAGTTCTTTAGTTACAGGACTACTAAAGCTATATGCACCATATATAGTGCTAAACTTAAAAAAGTCTTGTGCTACTAAAGTTCCTAATAACAATGAACTATAAAATAACTTTTTAAACCATCTTGCTAAATATATCATTGAAACTTCCTTAGTTGTATTTCATCAATTTCATCTTTGATTGCTTTGATGATTTTATTTTTATCTAAATTGAAACTTAATCCAGCTTCAAATCTTTTTACTTCTTTACCATATTCAAACATAATTATTGTTGGAACAGATACTATCTTCCATTCATCTGTAATAATTGCACCATAGTTTTTATCATCTATACTAGCATTAAACCATACACAATTATTTAAACCATTTAAATCTAACGATGCTTTAAAGTTCCAATCTGCATTCACTTGGACTATTATACATTCGTCTTGACTCAATAATTGAATCTGCTGTAAATCTTTTAAACTACTTTGAGCATATAAGGGCGATAATGATAAACAAATACCAACCAAATATGTAAAACCATATAACCAATTCATCTCTATACCTCACTTTTGCATTAACATACGTTCTATGTTTTTAACATCTGTACGCATTTCTTTTTGTTCTTCTTTAATTTCCTGTACATCTTTTTCAGTTTCAATGATTGTATTTCTAATCATCTGGTCTTTTAAGTCGTACTCAGTTCTGCCTATTGGAGGTTCAGGTAATTCTTTTGCTTCTTTAATATCTGCTTGTAATGTAAACCACATACCTACAACTAACACTAGTGTAGTTGCTAATGATATTAATGTTTCTATACTAAATGTAAATTTACTGTCTTTACTCAGTTCTGCCACTTTGTTTTCCTTCTTTCTTGTTTTTGTTAAATATTAAATCCCATCGTTTTGCAAACTCTTTTTGAGAAATTTTCATATCTCTAGGCTTATCACCTTTACCTGCACCATTAGGACCATTAAACATATTATGTCAAATTAGGTGGAACAATGCCTCTTGTTCCTCCCGTTTTATCGTTTTTCTTCATTCCAAATTTTCTTATTCCTTCTTTATAAGAAGCTAGTGCTTGTTGTGCTGCAGCCATTCTAATTTGTGCTATAGCAGGGTTATCTTCTCTAGCAGCTGCATCCATTAATGCTTTTGATTTTACATAGTCTATTAATGCTGGTTGTAATGTATTGTCAACATCTAATGCTGTAGTGCCATCTATAGCAGCTAATTTATCTGGCTCTGCATAGTAAGAAATTATTATTCCATCAGAAACTATATTTACAGTAAAAATACTACTAGCATTATCATGACTTGCTGCTGTAGTATCTCTATATCCTCTAGTAACAGTTAATGTATTAGTATTAATATCTGTAATTAACATTATTTCACTATCTATTTTTATCATTTGATTATCTGAAAATTGACTACCTTCATTTACATCTACAAATGATTCCGAATCATCTAAAGCTTCGTTTGTTTTATTTTGAGGTAATGGGTCTCCAGAAGATTGATAAGCTAATGTTGCTCCTAGTTGTGCTGGTTTATATTTACCCTCACCTGTTTCAGTAGTATTAGCATCTCCTTCTATAGTAGCTATTGCTATTCTATCACCTTCTATCCACCATACAAAGCTATTTGAAGGGTCTGTATATATATTAGAAATAGATGCCATTATACTTCAGTCCATACGAATTTATCACTTACTGATGTTTCGTTATAAAATCGTTTTATTTTTCCAGGAGTTAATCTAGGTATATCAATATATTCTCCGTCAGAATTTTTAATAGAGCACCTAAATACTTTATTAATAGTTATATTTTGATTGTCATCTAAATCATACCATAATTTATTGTCTAATAAAGTTGTTTTAGCATTTTCCATTTTTTGTTGATGCATTCCCATATCAACTAATGCTTCATTAATTAAATTTAATACATAATTTTGAGATACTCCAGGAACTGCCTGAAGAACTCTACTATATATTTCTTTTCCAGTAAGTTCTATAGCTGCCATTATTTAGGTCCTTGTAAAGTTTGTATTTGTTCTTTGTATTGTGCATCTACCATTTGATATTGTTGAGTATACCAAGTGTATTTAGCTTGTTGTCTATTTAATCTAGCTGTTAATTCTTGTATATATCCTCCAGCTACTGATAAATGACCTTGTACTTCTTTAATTCTCATATCACCAACAGCATTCCATTCAGCTAAATAAGTTTGTGCTCTTTGTAATTCTGTTCCAACAATAGCTAAAGCTGAAGATACTAATTCTGTGTCTTCTGCAGCTTGAGCACCAAATGCATCAGTAGCAGTTCCTGGTTGATTTCCATTCATTACATTAGCTGCTTGGTCCATAGCACCTTTAACTAATGTAAGCTGAGAATTAGCAGTTAAATATGTTTCTTCATCTCCAAACACTGATTCTTGGTCTGCCAGTTCAAATTTAACCATTATATCGTGTGCATTATCTACTTCTGCTTGAATTTCTTTTAAAACACCTGTAGAAGCATTATCAATAATATCATCTGTATGTATATCATTCATTAATCTTTGTAATGCATTTCTTGCTGCATATAATACTACTGCATCTTCTGCTTCGTCAGGAAAATTATCTATACCACTAGCTCCGTCTCCGTGAGCTACTGTAATACCTGTATTAATAAAAGTTACAGCACTGTCATTTGAAGCTACACTAACAGGTTTAGTTTCTAAATTATCTGTTTGTATACAATATACTGGGTCACTTGCTTGAGCATATTCCATATAAAGTGGGTCTGATGCTCTATCTTTCATACTTACAGGTATTTTTCTACAAGGCATATGTCTAGATGCATTACCTGCATCTTTTCTAGTAACAGCTACTATTCTTTTTCCTTGTATATCAATAGTATTAGTAAATACACTAGTAGAAGCTATTCTTTCTAATTTGCTTATAGGCAATATATTTAAAATAGAACGAGCACCTGCAGTAAGCCAATCAGACAACGCATCGTCTTCAAGTCCTGCAAAACCTGTTAAAGCATCTACTCTATTTTTAAATGTTTCAGCCATTATCTACCTCTGTAATTATAACCTTTTTTTGAAGGTGATTTCTTAGCCTTTTTTTTCTTCTTTACTTTTTTCTTCATTTTACTGTAACCTTATCCTTTTTCCATATTTTTGCTACCGATTTATGTAATTTATCTTTAGCAAGTTTATCATTATTTGCTTTAGTCTTTTTCATGTGACTTTCCATGTCTACTCTGCCAAAATTAATTTGGTCTTTTCTAATAGCAGTTGCCATAGGAGTATCTCTTACAATAGAGTTTACTGTGTATCTTTGTGGAGAAGCTTTTTGACCACAAGAACGACAGTTAAACCAATTTTCTGGATTAGGCTCGCTACAATGTTGACACTTACTCATGCTACATATAAGTAACTATGTAAGCAACTCTTGTTCTATCAAGTTTTGCTGTATTTATTGAAATAATTGTATTATCTGTTAATGTAGCTACAAAGGTTTTTACTTCTTTAGCCAATGAACCATCAACACTACTAGCTGCTACACTAATATCATTAATAATAACTTTTACTTCTGCTCCACTATAATTTGCCATTTTATTCTCCTATTAGTTTTAAATTTTTAGGGTGTTCGGGGTTACACCTTTTTACGAATAACCCCACAGTACCCAAAACTGTCAATCCTCACGGATTAGTTTATGAGTTGGTCCATGTACCATCTAAGGCTGCAACACCTTTAAAGTACCATCCTGAACCGTCACAACATAACTCTACATAGTCTCCTTTAACAGCATTTACTCCAATAATTAAATTAGAAATACCTGTACCATTAACATTTGAACCATCTGCATCGTCTGATGTGTCTACTTCACCTTCCAAAATTCGACCCCACAGAATCGCTGAACCAGCTGCAATCGTAATTGCTGCTGTAGGAGTATGCTCCTGTACAACGAATTTGTAGTTCGTACCTGCTTTTAAAGATGTAGGCAATGTAATTGCTACTGCACCAGCAGCTGAATCTAGGTAAAACTCTTTACCACTATCAGCTACAGCATCTAAAGTACGGTCTGCTTGGATTTGTTCAACTGGGTTTAAAAACCCACCTGCACCACTATTTTGTTCTAAGTAACTACTTCTCATTTTATAGGTCCTCCAC